TGCTCGGAGAAGCAAGAAGTAAATATGCTTCAGGCTTGCCAGGACCGGGCGGTACAGTACAGTTAAATGGCGAAGCATTAAAGCAGGAGGCCATGACTGAGAAGGAAAGATTATTACAATCCATAATTAACATGGAAGAAGGCAATAGAAACTACGGCTTTATAATAGGTTAAATGAATACAATAGGGATATTAGGTAATATAGGTTCGGGTAAAAATACCGTAGCACAGTATCTAGCAACAAAAGGATGTGTTCCAACATCATTCGCAGGACCCATAAAAGATTTATGTACAAGTGTTTTTGGCTGGGACAGAGAATTGCTTGAAGGCGAAACAGACGAAAGCAGAGAATTCAGAGAAGGTATAGATCTATACTGGAGCAAAAAATTAAGCATACCTGATTTTACACCTAGACTAGCATTACAGTTAATAGGCACAGATGTTATGCGTAATCATTTCAATCAAGATATTTGGTTAAACAGTTTAGAATACAGAGTAAAAAAATTACATAACCAAAACGAGTGTGTTGTAATCAGTGACTGCCGATTTAAAAATGAATTAGAACTAATTAGACGTGTTGGCGGCACAACTATCCTTGTACAACGTGACGATAAACCAGAATGGTATGATATTGCTTTAGCGGCAAACAACGGTGACGCAGTAGCAAAACACATTATGTCTAAAGATTTTGCTAATATTCATTTAAGTGAATACGAATGGATAGGCAGTGATATCGATTTTACAATTAACAACAACGGTACATTAGAAGACTTATATGCCAATGTTGATATAGTAATAGAACAACTTCCACAAAAACCGCAAATATTTAACGATAACGGCCTAGAACTAGTTTAGAGGCTTATTTATCATCTTAAGCAATTTAAGATGAATTGACATTTCTATAATACCGCAAATATACAAAATATTCATAAATACTGTTAACCAAATAAGGTATAATAGGAGAATATTATGGCAACATTAGTATCACCTGGTGTAGATATCACCGTATCAGACGAAAGTTTTTATAGTCCCGGCGGACCTGGTACAGTACCTTTGATTATATTAGCGACACATCAAGATAAAACAAATCCTGATGGTAGTGGCACAGCCGGTTTTACTAAGTTAGCAGACGCAAACGAAGTTAAACTGATTACTAGTCAAAGAGAACTTCTACAACAGTACGGAAACCCAACTTTTTACAGTACGGGCGGCACACCTTCACATGGTAATGAACTTAACGAATATGGCTTACTAGCGGCGCATAGTTTCTTAGGATTGGCTTCAAGAGCATACGTTCTTAGAGCGAATGTTGATCTTAATGGATTAAAACCTTTAGCAAGTGCTCCAAGTCCTGCTCCAGCAAACGGAACAGTATGGTTAGATAGTTCAGCAACTAAGTGGGGTATTTTTAAATATAATACGTCTACTTCAAAATACGAAGAATTCGCATCACCTTACATCTTCACAAAAGACGATGTAGCAAGTGGCGGAGCACCTAAGAACTCAGTAGGTAAAGATGGCGACATCGCAGTATTAGGAGTTGACAGCAGTGGTAACGCCATTGCAAACATAACATACTACTACAAGTATTCAAGTGCTTGGTATGATATGACAACTTTAGCATCAAGTTTTACAAACGTAGTTGGAAAGGATTTCCAAGTTTGTACTCACTTAAACAGACCTGTATTACAGGCTGACTCCGGAGCATTAGCAAATGGTGACATGATTGTTCAAACAACATCATTAGCAAGTGGTCTTAAATACGGTGTTAAAAGTTATAACTCAACAACTAAGTCTTGGACATCAAGTACAGCAGAAGCGTTTGCCGATACAGCGGCGGCTTATGCAGTAACAGCCAGTCCAACAGACGGTGATTTATTTGTAGAATTTGATCCAGACAATGACGACTCTGCTATAAACGGTAAGTTTAGCATTAAGCGACATAACGGAGCAGGTAGTCTACAAGTACAAGGTACAGCAATCAGTTCTAACGTTGATGTTTCAGCACACAGTGGTTTGGTTAGTTTAATTTTAAACTTAAACCAAGGCGCAAATGTTAATGTTACATTTACAACAGAATCAGACAACGGTAAAGCAATAGTCGATGACTATGTCAAAGACATTAATGCGGCATTAAGTTCCGCAGGTGCTTCAACTGTAACTGCTTCAAATGTAAGTAACAAACTAACAGTTACTGATACATCTGGTAAAGATATTAGAGTTAGAGCAGGATCAGTTGCTAACTATGGTCCTAGTAATGTAAATATTACAGCAGGAACATATAGTAACTGGAAACCAGTTAAAGATGTTACTACAGCAAACTACAGTTTCGGTACAACATCACCAACAGGTGATTTGACTGACGGAACATTATGGTATCATGACAGCACAACTGTTAACTTATGGTACAATAAGAATGTTGCTGGAACGCAGACTTGGACACTTTACTCAGCAGATTACGACGTAAACGTAGCGGCTAGTGAACCTTCATTACAAAGTGACGGTGGCTCATTAGTAGACGGCGACATTTGGGTCGATTCAGATGCTTTAGAAGACTATCCAAAAATTTATAAAAGAAAATCCAGTGCTTGGGTATTAGTTGATAGCACTGATCAAGTAACAAGTGACGGAATCATATTTAAAGATATGGGACCTGCTACTGCTTTAGTTACTGGGTCATTAGACACAGATGCTCCTTTGGCGGCAACTGTACCTAACAACATCCTAGCATGGAACAAACGTGGTTCAGGCAAGAACGTTAAACAGTATAAAATTAATTATACTACTAGCGGCGTAAATCACGGTAATGTATGGGTTGACCATTCAGGTAATAAAACTGATGGCGCACCTTACATGGGCAGAAAAGCACAAAGAAAAGTTATTGTAAACGGATTACAAAGTGCAATTTCAAGTAACGAAGATATTAGAAGTGAAGTTAATTTCTTTAACTTAATTTCAACTCCTGGTTACCCAGAATTGATCGACGAAATGATAACTTTAAATACTGATAAGAAAGAAGTAGCATTCGTAGTTGGTGATTCACCTTTAAGACTTAAATCAGACGCCACGTCTGTAAGTGCTTGGGCGAAGAACTCAAACAATGCTAGTGAAAATGGCGATGATGGTTTAATATCATCTAGTCCTTATGTATCAGTACATTATCCTTCAGGATTAACAACTAACCTAGACGGTACAAACGTAATGGTACCACCTAGTCATATTGCTTTAAGAACAATGGCATTTAATGACAACGTGGCTTATCAGTGGTTTGCTCCAGCAGGTTATCAAAGAGGACTTGTTCAAAATGCTACATCAGTAGGTTATTTAGATTCAACTGAAAATGAATTTAAGCCTGTATCATTGAACGAAGGTCAAAGAGATACTTTATATTCAAACAAAGTAAATCCAATTGCTAACTTCCCAGGAAGAGGCTTGGTAGTGTTTGGTCAAAAGACTCTTAACCCTACAGCAAGTGCTTTAGATAGAATTAACGTAGCAAGATTAATTAACTATATCAGATATCAATTAGATATCTCGGTTAAGCCTTTCTTGTTTGAGCCAAACGATGGTATTACCAGAAGTGGTGTTAAAAGAGTTGCTGACTCCTTATTGTCAGAACTTGTAACATTAAGAGGTCTATTTGACTTTATTAGTGTTTGCGATACTACTAACAATACTGCCGCAAGGATTGACAGAAACGAACTATACTTGGATATAGCAATACAACCAACTAAAGCAGTTGAGTTTATTTATATTCCGATTAGAATTCAGTCAACACTCGGACAAACAGGTTCAAGTTAAACTTAATTTGATCATAATAAAGGGCGGTTTTTACCCGCCCTTTATTTTTGGCCAGAAAATGATAAATAAACATATAGATTGAGAGTAAGACTTAATTAGGAGTAAAGCAAATGGCAATAACAAAAGATAAATTCGGTGTACCTATTGAGGGCAGTCGACTCGGTATTCTACAACCTAAACTCAAATATAGATTCCGTGTAATCTTAACAGGGTTTGGTGCTGGTGGAAGAACAGATGAACTGACTCAGAATGTAGTGAGCGTAACTAGACCAACTTTTTCAATGGAAGAAGTTGTAATTCATAGTTATAACTCAAGAGCCTACATAGCAGGTAAACATGAATGGAATGCAATCAGCCTATCTTTACGTGACGATATCACAAATTCCGTTGCCGCATTAGTCGGACAACAGATCCAAAGACAGTTTAACCATTTTGAACAAACCACAGCAGTTAGCGGTGGCGATTATAAGTTTGATGCGGTTATCCAAGTATTGGATGGTACAAACGCAGAACCTACTGAACAGTGGGAACTTGAAGGTTGTATGCTACAAGAAGTTAATTACAGTGATCATTCATATGATCAAAGTGAAATTGTAAACATTGACTTATCATTAAGATATGACAATGCTGTACATGTAGCAGGTCCAAACACATTAGGTGGTAAAGTTGCGGCAGGTGATCCATTCCCATTAGTTTCACCACTTGGCACTGGCACATCTACTCAGGTTTAATCCTAGGTAGTTGAGATCAGACCATGGGGAAATTCTGGAAAGAGATCGTTGGCGGACAAGTTCAACAAGGCGTATATCAGGCCGGTCCTAGACATGCTAGTAAACAATACGGCAGTTTTAAGACCGGTAGACCGCCACGTTTACCGTTTCAGTTCGTTACATTTTTTGAACTAAACGACACTAAAGATTTCCATCACGGAAACGACCAATATCACTATTCGTCTCTAGTAAGAGCAATAGACATGCCTACAGTAAAATTTACTGTAGAAAAACGTAATCAGTATAATAAATTAAAACCAGTAATATTAACTAAAGATTTTTCACCGTTTACACTAACAGTATATGATGATATAGAAAGCAGATGGTATAGTCTTTGGCAACATTACTATAACTATCATTTTATGGATGGACGTAATCTAGGTCCAACCGAAAATCCAATAGATCATTCATTACACAACGATGTTGTAGCAACAGATGAACTGGGTGCCAGTAACATGTTTAATTCAGACTATGCTGGGCCTGATCTTCATAGTAATAAATTGAGAAACTATTTTAAAGCAATACATGTGTTCCAAATACATGGGTCATATGTAACAAGAACATCAGCAATTAATCCAGTACTAACTGACGCACAGGTAACACAACTAGATTATGCTAGTTCGGGTGTACCAAGTGAAATAATTTTTAATATTGATTATGAAAAATTAGAATACGGACCAAAGTTAAATTTTGAATATGACGATGCGAAAGAACTCAATGGACAAGATCATTTAAAAGCACTTATAGAAGACTTCACTAAGTCACCAGTTTTTGACCCGTCACAGGACAAGGTTAAAGGTCTTGTAAAGGCATTTCTTGGTTTAGAACAATCTAATATAACAACAACACTAAATCAACTACACACCGCTAATAGAGACTTACAAGGGCCAGAAATATCAAATGCCGGATTAATCCGTGGTGGTGGCGACACAGCAAGTAGAGGCTTCTTTGGCAGTTTACTTGCCGGAGCATTAGATAGAAAAGTAGACGAAGCAACAAGCAGTCTATTTAAAAAGAATAACAAAAATCTTAATAAATTGAACTTCTTCTAATGAGTAAAATATATAAAAACTTTGGAGTTGATACAACTTACACAGAAGAAGATGGTAAGTTCTTAGATACATCTACAACAGGTGAAAAGGTTAATGTTGTTGATAGAGATATTGATATAATTAATCGATATACACAAACCAATACAGATACAATTAACGGCGGCAAAACTCATCTTAGGGATCAAGTATTTGCTGACTTTAAACGTAGTGGATACACAGATAAATTAAGTACTTTTTATGCTAATACATTCTATGATTTATCAAAGAAAACTAATACATCACCAATATCTTATTATACTATAGTTACTGAGACACAAAATACATTCGAATATAAAATTAAAGATGGCGACGGCGAATACCAATTTGTAACAAAAGATACATATGACGCAGATGCTGGAGCAGAATGGGACTCAGGCGATAACTATAGAAAAATTAAAGACCTAGTTGTATTACAAAAAGATAAAATAAAATTCAATGACGACACGTTAGCATATATTAACAGTACATTACCTAATAATGTAGCATTCAAAATTGAAAAACAATCCACAGCAAATAAATTCGTTGATCCCTTAATAAGGGCATAATGGCAAAATTTCTCAAAGGCAACTACTTGCCTGAAAATTCACAAAAATATGTCGGTGCTAAACAGCCATACTACAGAAGTAGTTGGGAATTAGCATTTATGAAGATGTGCGACAGCCATCCTTATATTACGCAATGGGCAAGTGAAAACATCAAAATACCTTATCGACATCCTGTAACTGGTAAGCACACAGTTTATGTTCCTGACTTTACAGTACTTTATACAGACAAGACAGGCAAACGCCATATGGAAGTTATAGAGATAAAACCTGGCAGTCAAACAACTATGGAACAAGCAAGAGGACAAGCAGAGAAAGTTCAAGTAATGATAAACATGGCCAAGTGGACAGCGGCAAACGAATGGTGTCAACGTAAAGGCATACGTTTTAGAGTGTTAAACGAGAATCACATATACGCCAATACTAAGAAACGTAAAGGTAAGTAACTGTATGACTCGAAAACTAGAACAAGAATTTAATCTTCCAAGTATGGAAGAACTTAAAGAACTATCACAGCAAGAGGTTGTTGAAGTTGGTATAGATGCTGAAGCAGTACCTGTACCAGCAACAGAAGTTGTAACTACAGCATTAACCAACGCAGAAAAAATTGACTCAGCATTACCACAAGTTAATGACGTTAATAAACACGACGGAGATATGGAAGACATTGCCGGAAGAGCAATGGACAGTTACGAAGAACTAATGAGTCTAGGCATGAATGTACAAGATGCTCATGCTGGTAGAATATTCGAAACAGCAGGAAAAATGCTACAAATAGCAATGGATAGCAAAAATGCCAAAGTAGATAAAAAATTGCGTATGATAGATCTACAATTAAAAAAATTGCGTATAGATGCTATGGAAGGCACTAATTCGGGTAGTAATGATAATAGTGCTGTAATGGATAGAAATCAATTACTTCAATTTTTAAACAAGAAAGATAAATAAGTACGTTAGGAGATTATATAATATGGCTAAAACATTTAAAGAATATATCACTGAAAGTTTTTCAAAATCATTCAGTTACAGAATTAAACTTGCTGGGGACTTTGGTCCGCAGACGCAACATCGCTGGAAAACATACTGGGTAAGTATGGTGTTCAAAGTGTAAGTTCATTTAAAAGAACTCCTATCCAAGAAGAACCTTTAGATTTTAAAAATAAAGGTGTTCAAGGACCAACAGAAGTAAGCAGTTGTGATGTTACATTACAATACCCAATTAACGAAAGACTTTTGGAAGTATGGGTAGCAGTACACTTAGGCATTGACCCAAGTAAAATTGTTATACAGCCTACAGAAGGTCCAAGACAATTAGAAGATAATATAACTAAAGAAATTAAAGAGTACGACGAAGACAGAGAAGTATCAATGGACGATGCTGAACTAATAAATGACGATCAAGCACATTACAAAAGAGAGCAACAATTTTTAGATCTAGATGAATTAGGTTTATACGGTGAAGAGTTTA